CAAGTCTCTTCTTAGCAGCTTCAAACCCTTCGTCGGTTAATCCACCTAAGTCTCTTTTCTCTTCTAGCTGCTCGATGGTACTGATCTCGCCAGAGTCGATCTGATCGGTGATTAGAGCATCACCAATCTTGGCACCACTACCATTTTTGTATCCATCAAGCTCTTCTGCTAACGCAAAAGCATCTTCATCTAAACCATCTCTTTCAAAACTCTTTATCTGAGCACTGATGATAGAAATACGCTGAGCTTTATCAGTGACACCCCTAAGGCTCTCTAGCATCTGCCTACGGCCTTGCTTAGCAATTATGGTGCGTTGACCTTCTATATCACTATAGGTATCAGCACTAGCTTCTTCTAGATCCTCACCGTACATATAGGCAAGCTTTGTTCCTGCATTACCAGGGACCTGCTCAATATTACCAAGGGCAATAAGACCTTCATTGTTATTGGTCCCTTTGAAGAAGTCCCGCATCGTCTCATAAGCAGACTTAGATGCAGCACTCAGACTAACTCCACCATTGATTATGTTGGAATCAGTTAGCGCCTGGAAACTTTGTTCCACGGGAACACCAGCTGTATACTCAGAATAGAAGTTAGCTTTAGCTGTAAAATTAGCTGTCTCAATCGTATTCTTCTCTACCTGTCCATATAGTTTTGCTGATAATTGAAGGTCTGCATTATCAACCTGTGCTCTTAAGGAGCGGACAGCTTCAGCAGCATCCATACCTTGGACATCAACACTCTGGAACTGAAAATTCCTTCCATACTTAACAATGGCATCAGCTTCAGCATAGGTCTTAGGATTACGACTATCAATCGTACCCACACCATTAGGGTTAGGTATCTGTGCTCCACTTTGCTGCCAACCTGCTAGCTTGCCGTAGTAACTAGTACCAAAGTCTCTTGTAGACATTTGGTTCATAACCCTTTCGGATCTAGCTAGAACCTGCCCTTGGCGTAGTACAGACCTTTCAATAGGACTAGGGGTGAGATTCTGAATTGCCTGTTCACCAGCAAGCTCAACAGTAGTTTGGTTGTTATCAGCAGTAATCAGTTTTTCGGCTATATTCAGATCGATACCTGTCATGAACTTAACATTATCAACCCGCTCTTGCTCTACCTTTTTAAGCTTATCAATTTCTGCGTTGTATTTAACTACAGACCCAGCAAAGGAAAGCATCCCGTTGATAGCAGTAGAGAATGCTTGAGTCCTTGCGTTTTGTACCTGTGAGGAAAGCTGTTGGGCTGTCTGGTTAAATTGATCTTGCTGTTCAGAAGCTAAAGTATCTAGCTTAAGTACATTTGTTTGAAGGGTTTGCTTAACCTTTTGCTTGTTCTTCTCATCAAGCTGCTTGTTATTGAGAGTACCCTCATTCCATAGCTGTTGACGCTTCAGAGCAAAACCTTCAGCTTCAAGTTGAATCTTAAGAGCTTGAGAATCAGCGTCCTGTTGTCCACTTCTCTCTAGGTTCTCCAATTGGAACTGTCTTTCCAGTTCCCTATTCTTTACAGAATCATCAGCTGCTACCTGTTCCTTATATCCCTGCAAAGCCTTCTGACTAGAGGCAGCTTTAACAGAGGTGAAATTCCTTGATTGTGCTGATCCTTGGTAGCGAGTACCGCCAAAGTCTGCCTTTTGTAATCTAGCCATTAGTTAAGTAGGTATGTTTAGCTCAATAAAATTTGGTGTATCTGGTAATGACGGTAATACTGGATCTTGTGGCTGAAATGGCATGTTGCTCATAGCTTGATTATTAGCAGATTGAGCAGAGAGAAATGCAGAGTCCATGCCAATAAAGGCTTGATCTGCTTTACTATCAAGCATTGCGTCTTCCTGAGCCATGGCAAAGCCAGCCTGACGACCTACATCATTTACAAGTAAGCCCACAGACTGGCCAGTGCGACCAGAGGCAAGGATTGTTCCTTTAGCACCAATAGACTTTGCAAGAATATTTTGTTGTTCAAAGGCTGCTTTCTTCTTAGCTTCAGATAGTTTTACCTGTTCCGCTACATAGGATCTATTAGCACCTTCATTATTAAAGTCTATTTGATCCCTAGCTTCTTCAGATGCACGTTGATATACTAACCTATCAATTTCATTCTTCCTCATGATCTGAGCGCGTTCATTAAGTACCATGCGCTGTTGCTGTTGGTACTGATTTAAGATATTGGTATTAGCTTGTTGTACCTGAAGGTTAGCTTGAGCGGCAGTTGCATTCTGCTGTTGTATTTGATTCTGCCTATTGGTCTGCATAGTCAGCATCTGTTGCTGCCTCTGCTGTTGCTGTTGTTGTTGCATCTGAGCAGTCATCTGCCGGTTCTGCAACTCCATTGACCTTTGCATGTTGACCGATTGATTAGCCATGCTTTGCTGCTGCATAGCCATTGAGGCTTGAGCCTGCTGTTGTTGCTGCTGAGCTTGATACATACTCATGCCAATAGAGGCAGCTGTAGTAGCAGCACCAATGGCAAGCGTTGCGTTGGCTATTGCAGCACCAGCTACGGTACTTTCTACGACGCACATAATTTCACGATCTCAAAATAAGGTAAATTGTCTGGACCTTTAGGAACTGTTCTTAGGGCCTTAAAGCCAAGTAGGCGGAGAAGTTTATGGTGGTAGTGGTTCCTTGCGTCTGCAATGTTCCACAATAATGTGTACTCTTTTTCAACTTCACGTAACCATCGCTTAGCGTTGCGGATAAATGTATGGGGTGCAGTTTCGACCACAGAAGTACAGAGCATCCAGATCTGACCAATACCTGGCTCAAGTTCTACGATGCCTGCAATACCTGCCATTGCCCCGTTCTTATCATGGAATAGGGTTGCATGATTACTAACAAGAATCCCATAGGGGATATGAAGAATAGGGTGACCCATACCTTCTAATTCCCTACGGTCCTCTTCTCGCATCTCACGTATCAACCGACAGCCATCCTCAAAGGTGGCAGTACGAATAAATTGATTCAAATGTTTGTGATGCCACGGCGGTTATAATGTCCCTCCCAGCTATAAGAAGTAATGCTTGCTGGTAAGGGATCAGGTGCTGTAATAATGACCTTTGCTAGATCACCTCTACAATAAATTGGTAATGCTTTAGTTGTTACCTCTTGCAGTGCTGCTTCATTAGCAAGGTAGACATCAGCAGGAGTTACATCCAAATCAATATTTACATCAAGGTATCCTTGACGTTTAAGAGTAACAGAGTATCGACCTGAATAGTAAAGGTCAATATAAGCATTCTCAACCATAGGAAGATTTCTTCGATCTGATTTTTTTTCCTGCCTAATAAAGAACGCTGGTAGCTCTACACTCATTATGTAGCGAGTGCCAACAATATACTCTTCAGACGCAATACCTGCATCAACTTCAATATAGTAACCAGTAGTGTCTTGTAGGACTTGTGGAGTCTGAAATAAAGTTGCTGTACCATCAACAGTGAGGATAATATCGATAACTGTATCTGGTGTATCAGCATCTGTTACTTGGTAACTACCGGCAGGTAGCCTGATACGAGTGGTTGTGTCGTCTACCACCTCAGAAGTTGTCTGTGACTTGAGTAAATAAAAATCAAGCCTAGGTGTAAACTTACCACCAAAGGCATTAATCGGACTTGTCTCTGGATCATCCAACATCTCCATCCTACTTAAAGTATGGGAGCCATCATTAAAGGTGACAAAGTACCCTGTATCATGATCAAACTCAGCTAGCTTCACATCAGCAGAAAAGATCCACTTGCACCATCCAGCCACACTACGCTTATTACCTTCATTGAAAAACTTAAACAAGTATAGAGTGTTATCGCCAGTGCCAAATAAACAGAGACTGTTGTTAGCACTAGCTGAGGAGATGAGAAGATTAGGTGGTATGTACTCTGGGACAATCCTAGTATTTTCAGATACTATAGGTCTATCCTCTAGGGCCTCTAGGGCCATTTCAAAGACCTTTGTGAAGGTATCTGCCTCGGTGGCAAATAGAACCGACACACCCGTTTCTAGAGGCAGTACATTAGAGTTATAACTATAATTAGAAATATTAGTAAGCTTAACCGTAGCAGGTCCAAAAGCAACATCAGAAGTACCTAATAAGAACTGATCATTCTCAGCAAAGAGAAGAAGTCCTTGAGGTGTACCTAGTGCTGCTTTTAAGTTAGCTGGTTTGGTTGAGCTAGCGGTCATGTCAATTGGGTCAGCATCGCTAACAGCAATAGCAGAGCCCACAAAATAATTGAAATAGTCACCAGGCTGGCTAAGAATAACTGAGTCTTGAGCTAATAAACCAAGACGATTAGAGAAGAAGAACATCCCTGAGATGGCGCGTCCAACAAATGTTGGGGCTGGGTTTGTATCTTCATCACCAACTTCTCTTGGTGCATAGCTTAAAAACTCATCAAACTCAAGACTTAATGGTCTAAGAATAAAAGTTCCATCTGATTGCCTAATTAAGGCATGTGGCATTGTTGATGGGTTTAAGTTGGTTGGTATACCTGGCTTAACTGTTTCTTCCCATGAGCCTTGACCAGGGATATCACCAGAAGCAGGAACAAACCTGACATAATAATCATCAGCTGATGAGTCAATAGTGTTGCGTACCTTAAGAACAACCCCTTCTATACATTGATCAGGGAGTGATGAAATATCGTTAACAGAGCCCTTAACACCGGTCATAGCATTATCTGCTGTACCACCTCTAGTTTGAATGTTAAATTCTCTCCCATCATCTCTCTCAATGTGGATGGTACTACCAATAGGGGTAGCTGTATAAGCTGAAAGTGCATTAATGCTAGTTACTAACCCTCCTGTAATCGTACCAATATCAAGAGCACCTGCGGTGGTGTCAGCAGCAGTAGTAAAGGAAACGCTTGCTTCGGATGCATAAGCAAACCCAAATGTCTCGTCAGTTACAGTTATAGTATAAGACTTACCATTTAGAGAGACACTAACTGAATCGCCTATACGCCAATTAGCGCCACCATTGTTAAGAGTTACCCTAGCATTGTAAACTGATTTATAACTATAGTCTGGCGTTGATGCTCCTTGACTAACATTGGTTACAAGAACAGTTGCAATAGCGCCACCACCATTAACTTGTCCGCCCTGTCCAACAGCCCAAGGGCTTGTAGCTGGTTTAGCGGTATAACTTTTAATCTCTACACTGGTAACATCATATCTATTCCCCGAAAGTGCGGCATCAAATTTTTTACTTACACGGCCATTAATCCTAACCTGTAAACTACCATTAGCAGTAGGTTGATCAACATAGACATAAGAGCCAACACCTTTAGTATCAGCACTACCTAAAAATGAAGTAAAAAATGTCTGTGGCTGAGGAATTGAAACACTAGCAGCAGTAGGATACTTAGCACCCTTAACTTGCTCAACAACTTGAGTAGGATTACAATTAACTTCTAACCTAAATCCTAATCCAGTTTTATTTCCAGAGCCATTTTCTACAAAGCTTTGAGCACCTGCAAAGCTGCAAGATGAATCTACAGCACCCTCAGCATCTTCAAATGAACCCGGAGATACGCTAATGGATTTAGCTTTGAAAACTTTTTCTTGAACAAGCTGATCACCATCTTTGAGAAAGTCAATGGTGTATGTAGTATTATAAGCAATCTGATTGATATTAACAAGAGCTTCTTGTTTAGCAGGGTCAGAAGTTGCAGTATCCATTGAGACTATCTTCTCTTCATTTGATATGAGAGTGTAATCAGCAATGGTTAGTGTCTTGATACTACTAAGATCATTACAAGCCAAGTAAACCCTTGAGTCACCTTCATAACTAACAGTTCTTTCAACACCAGAGTCTGCTTCAAATGCTCTAATAGTAAACCCATTTACAGAATCATTGTAGGTAGCAATAACATAACGCTCCTGAGAATCCCTAAAGATGTTGAACCACTTAGAATTCTCAGGTATATCACTAGCTAGATTTGCTAAGAACTGCGTAGGTGGTCGTTTCCTACATCCGAAAGTTGGATCGAGTAAAACATTCTCAGCTTCCCTTACCTGTCCTGGAATTTTATTTGGATCTGGTTGTTGGTTAACCCCGCCTAATAGGTTAGGTATAACCTGAGAAATAGCTGCCATATTTATGAACGATAGAGTGTATCAATGGGACGGGAGGAAAATCTTCCATATGCATTACTACCATCTCTGGTTTGGAATACACTGTAATCACCTTGCTGAGTGTCGTACTCAAGCAACGTAGAGCGAGCAATAATTTCTTCTTGCTGGCCAAATCTGACAGCTTCTTGTGAGCCAACTGAGCGACCAGCAAAAACGTTAGCTGCTCTAATAGTAATGTAATTCTTAAATGGTTCTGGTAGATCTTCAAAATCAAAAAGCCAGATTACATCTAACTCTTGTTTACCTGTAAAGGTGTAAGTGTGCTTAACTCTATCATATAGTTTGTTACTTCTAATGACGGCTTGTTCTCGCCTACCAATAGGAGCATCAATAGAAAGTACATTATCGGGGATTACAATGCATCCGTCTGAATCAGGTACAAAGGGATAATTCCGTTCAGTATTGACTTCCCATCCTTCAGATTGCACAGCCCTTGTAATTTCATCAAGGATCTGTTCTGCCATCTCAACGATAGGGTTTCCTGTCTCAAGGTTTACAACAGGAGCCTGACCAATGTTAGATATAATTGTGTTTACTGAATCAAGCCTTGTTGCCTTAGTCGTTGCCATAAATTTGCTTAGGGTATGGTAAGCCCAAAGGCCCCGAAGGGCCAAAGGGATAAAATATCAAGCAGCCTGGAGAGATCCAGCTACAGAAGTACGAAGAGTATCGGCTCCCATACTTAATTTTCCGACAATCAAGTCGCCCTGGTATTGGACATGGAAGTCCCCAGAAGTTGTTTCAATGCTAGGACCAATTGCTTCTACACAACCAGCAGCTTCTTTATGAAACACCAGACCTGCAAGGTTAGAGTTATCTACCTTGTAGTCGTTGTTCTCACCTGTAACATCAGCATTGTTGTTGATGCCATACTGTGCAGAAAGCACATTGGACTTAACAATACGGATACCAGCAATAGAGTAGAGACCCTTACCGCTGTTCATATCACCCTGAGAGTTTCCAATATCACGGTTAAGGATGTTGGTATCTACAGAAGAGATCAGCGAATAGTATTGTCTAGGAGAAAGGGCTGCGACCCTGCCATCCTGAGGGGCTGACCGCTCATCAAGCACAGCAGCAGCTTCAAAGAAGCCATCTACAAGAGCTTGTGCATTGTTAGTATTACCAGAGCCAATGTTGACCTGGAAGCCACCTGGCTCACCAGTTACAGGAGAGGCTTCAGTTGCTGCCTTAGCAAGCACACGAACAAGACGCTCATCATAGAAACGTGCAAGAGCTTCACCAATCTGCTTGGAGATCTCTGCTCGCTGAGAGTACTGCGAAACAATCTCATCAAGATCGTAAACGAACTGACTAGAAACCAAAAGATCATCAAGTGTGATGGTCTTCTCGTTTGCCTTCAGAGCAGCGTCTCCAAGGATAGGTTCACCTGGCGTATGGAAGCCAGCTGCGAGCTTACCTGTCATCAAAAATTGCTTTGACCGGCCACCACGTAGGGTGTAATTACGGATCAAACCTTTGAAAATTGTTGCATCATTGAACGCAGTGAAGACTTCTCCACTAAACAGTTTCAATGCGGTATTGTACTTATCAGCCCATGTATTCGACTGATTGCCGTTTACACTATTAGGACGTGATAATTCGTAGACGGTAGGGGGTGTGCCCGACATGATTAATAATTAAAATTGAGTTTATACAGTTGCGAATCGATTCTAATTTTGATTGTTTAAAGGGCCACAATCAAGGCGCTAGCACCTTAAGAGTTATCCGTCGCAACGGGCTCAAAAGGCAAACACCAGGGAAGGGAGTCGAACCCCTCCTACACCATCTGGCTGACATCGAGGCTTTTCCGGTCCTCGATTCCGTAACCGTCCTTGGGAGTTTACAAGGAAAAGTATGTATAAGCTTACTTAGCTAGTAAGTATTGGACACCACGATAAGTGAGCTTAGTTTGTTTTACGGTAGCCTTCTGAAGGCGAACCGCTTGCTTAACTTGAAGGTCAGACATTGGAATCTCCATAGGCTCAGGCCCCGTTCCATGCACTGAGTAGATGCGTCCCTTATGGGATGAACGAACTATGGAGATCAGAGAAGATCCTTACTTCGGGATAGTCTCTCTTCAACATCCTGTCGAAATGCTGGATCATTCTTATACAGAGGATTAGAAATATCTCTAGCCAGCTCAGCTTGTGAGCGGTAAGGTTTGACTCCAGAAGAACCACGTCCTCCAGATACAAGGGGAGCTTCGTAACCAACATCACCACGATATCGATTGTTTAATGCCTCCACAGCAAACTTAATAGCAACAGGGTTACCAGTAGCTGTGACTTGGTTAAACTGATCTACTTCGGAGGATGGAAGACTATTGGATGCCCATGTAATCATCTCTGTATAAGCATCATCACCTCCAATAGAGGCTTTGATATCACTGATGGCTGACTCTTGTAGCTGTACTTGCTGGGCAGAGGCAGCTGATTTCTGATAGTAAGATAGGTAACTCTTGATCAGATCCTTCTGATCCATCTGTGAGAGACGCTCAATAGCATCATCAGAGATAGTTCCTGTCTTATCATATTCACTGCCAAGCTCAGTCATATAGTTAACAGTTTCACTATCAGTGTCACTGTCCTCTACATCGTCCTGAGTGGTCTCTGGCTGCTCCTCTGAGGGCTCTTCTTCATCTTCGGCGGTGTTAGCTCCTTGACGACGTTCAAGCTCTTGATAAGCATCTAGCAAGTCTTGTTGTGATCTGAACTTACCACCAATGAGAGAGACATTTTCTTGCTCATCATTGACTTGGCTAGTCCTTCTATCTCGATCCTCGTTTGCAGCTTGCTGGAGCTTTTCGCCTTGTGCAAGAGCTGCAACTTCAGCAGCCTGTTGTTCCGGTGAGGGTTGGCTGCTGCTGGGATCAAATGTGGTAGTGGTCATTAATGATAGGTGGTTGAGATTCCATTAAAAGAAGGGCGAATCTTTTCCTTCTTGTCGTACTTACCAGCAGATGCACTGGAGATGCTATCTACTTTTGTTTTGATCGAATAGTCAATCTTCTTCTCTAACCCTGATTCAATCTCGGCAGGGTCAAAAGCCTCATTTACTGAGGTGTTGGGGTCATCGCCTTTATACGTTCCGTTAGTTTTCCTGGCCCTGCGGCGCTGGGGTTTGTTGCTGCTGATCATTTGGGGGTACATCTCCTTGTGGTGGTTGTTCTTGTCCGCCACCCATCATTTGTTGAGCCATAGGTGATTTGGCTAATTGCCCCATCTGTCCCATGATCTGTGATTGGGTTGCTTGTTCTTGTGCAGCCTTCCTCTCTTCAGCTAACTGGTCAGATGTCTTGACAAGCCCAAGGGATTCAATCCCAGATGCTGTAGCTAAGCGACGGATAAATTCTTCTGGCTGGATAAATTGAGCTAGAGCTTCAGGCCCCATTGCTTGAGCCAAAGTACCAACAAACTCAATCAATGCTTGACGATCCTGACCACGGCCAACGCCGCTAAGACCAGCAATGACCGTAGGCATTACTAGATCCTTGGGGAGGGGTGGGATCTTCTTACTTCTAGTTAGTAGATATAGCTTACGGTTAAGGTATGGAGTCAGTAGTTCAACAGTAAGATTGCCGAATATTCCCCCAAGTTGCTCATTCAGTTCCTGTTGGACGGCCATGACTTCGCTGGCTGTAGTGCGCTCAGACTGGCGAACAGACAGTACTAGGAAAGCATCAGATAACCTCTGAGTAAGGTTAGCAATCATCTCCTGGACTGTTTTGAAGTCCGCCGTCTTACCGACTTGAACTACAGTGACATCCTCTTGGCGGCCCTGAATAATACTGCCCGTGCTCGCTTTAGCTAGAGATTGTGGTTTAGTAGTAGCACTAGGTGAGACCATAAAGACCACACGACTAGCTGCAGCACTACCTTCTACAAGGCTCTTCATCAAGCTCTCAAGGCTCATCAGATCGCCGATAAATTCAGATACTCTGGATCTACCGTAACTTTCACCATCGACCACATTGAAGCGAAGGGGAAGCCAAGGATTGGTTTTCTTAGGAGCACTAGATCTAGAACCTGGGATCTCCTTACCATCACATTCTTGATACCACTTGACTTGACCATCCTTACTTTCAACATGGGTAAAGATAACAGCATCATCTGCTTGGCCTTTGTTCTGTGAGCTTGATACTCCGAACTTAGGACCATCTTCACCAGGACTATTAGCATCCCTCTCAGGGAAGATACCTTGAAAGTTCTTAGGAAGTAGGCTTCTATCTACAATCTCTTTAGTTACAATCTCCGTTACATTTCCATCGCCATCCCTAGAGATGACATATCGGTCTAGTGGGAATACTTTAAGGGCTTTCTTCCCCTGATAAAGCAATGCATTACCAGTAACAACCAAGTGCTTCATAGATGCATGTAGCTGCACACGATCAGATGTTTCACTGATCTGTTGCATGACTACTCTCTCCATCTTAGATAGAGATTCATCAATGTCTGATCGAACTTGCTCATCCATTTCTGGCATAGAAGCAAGCTCAGCATCATTGATCTGCAGCTTGAAGAAGGTTGTGTTAATTGGGAAGAGACTAAGCATCAATTTAGATGCCAGTACATTTACGCCCTTTGCTCCTACAGACTGCCAAGGGGTATGGAGTTTACCTCCCTCAGTCTGACCATCTGCTACTAGCAGATAGGGGAGAGTCAAAGCAGCACAGCGCCGACCCTCATCTAGGAACTGTTCCCTGTCCGATTCCAGAGCAAAATATCTGGCTTGGGCAGAGCTATTCATTAGTATTTAATTCTTGGGAATATTGAGGCCAGTGCTACCTGATGCACCAGCACCTGATGAACCAATAGAAGCACTTTTATCAAGAGGGATTCTCAATGCATCAGTACCACGACTGGCTTGCTGGATCTCCTTACGTTTTGACTTGCGCTTCTTAACAGCAGCATTCTCCTCATTCGTATCTGTCAGGACTGGGGGAGGGGCCTGCTGTTGAACCACTGCTGGTGGTGGCATTGGAGGGGGAGTGTTATATACAGGAGGTGGGGTTGGTGCAGCCACTGGTGACAGAGGTGGTGCCTGTGGAGTAGGTAGGGGTGTTGGTTCAGGTAAAGGTGGAAGAGGTTCTGGCATGACTACCTCAGGAGCTTCATACTCCGGCGGGTCATACGATGGCATTTTTGGAGCACTACACATTGTTTAGCTTTGCAATTAGATATTCAATAACTGATCGTTGACCAGACCTGTACATGATCCTGGTCAGATCATCCTTAGGAGAAGGTGTAAACTGTGGATACATACCATCCAGTTCATCTACTATTCGTTGGATAGCAGAATCACCTTCAAATACATCTTTTGGTGTTAACTCGTTAGCCATACATGGGGAGATTTAGGTTCGAGGCTTCGAAAAACGCTGGCATTCTGCTGCGCTTCGTCTCACCAAGTCCATCAGCCTTTCCCTGGGTGTAGAGACTGTCGGACTGTCGCATCCAGAAGTCCTTATTGAGGTACTTATTGGAGCTATGTCCCAATAGATCCATTGCCCAGTGGACTGTGGCTCGACGGAGTTTGTTGAGGTTTTCTGTTGACTTAAGTCCCAAGTCGTGGGCAACCATGGCGTGGCTTGCGACATGGCTGATTTCGTCTCGGCTGATATCTGATGCAACGGTCCTGATTCCAACTGATCCGTTAAATCGAAAGAAGGGGAGGAGAACAAAGAAGACACTTCGTTCAAGAATTGCAGTCTTAAGTATCGGGTGCTCAGGTGCTTCCAACCAGGCTTTCCTGATCGCCTGAGCTTCACGCTCAGCTTCATCGTCAACACCGTGAGCGTCAACAACAAACGAGAGAGCTTGGTCATGCTTCTCCTCATCATTGATATTAGATTGAAGGGCAGGGATGACACCAGGATCATCAGGTAGGTCTCTCTCAAGACCTTGTAAGAGCATCTCCTTTACGGGTAGCTCTAGTGTGCGAAGAGAAAGACAACGCTTCAGCGTGTCTTCTGAACCCACAACAAGATCACCCTTAGTAATAGGTGTTGGGGTCCAGGCTCTTTTCTTAGAAATTACTTTTAAATAGCTTGACATTACTCAGCGCAAGATGAACAGTAGTTGTTATCGTCTTGTGCCCACTCTTCAAATCCAAAGATGTCCTTGTAATCTTCATCCATGATCGCCGCTGCATCATCTTTGCGCAGGGTATCAGGTTGTACTTGGAGGGCGTAGTAGAGACTGGTTTGAACTGATTCCAACCAATCGCGGATGAAGTTCTCATCATACGTGCAGCAATCGCTCCACGAATTTAAACTGTAGCCATGAAACAATCCAGTATCAGTAAACATCTGGACTAATCCATCAGCTACTTTCCTAAATGTTTCGTACCCTACCTCTGCTGCGATTTCAATATCATCGCCATAAGAATAGGATTGAACACCAAAGGTTCCACTATCACGGTCTACCTCACGGGCAATAGGCGGCGCTATTTCTGGAGTGCAAGTGTTACCTTCAAGGTCTTGGTAGCGGTAAGAGCAGGTAGCAGTTGGGGCAATAGTGAAGGCTCTCTCCATGCGGTGAAGCCTTGCGATATCAGCTGCCTTGTGTATGGCCTTTCTTAGTTCTTCTGCAAGAACTGTGGCAGGTGTATTAGCCAAAGGGAAGGGGCCACTATTGACCTGCTCTAGCGCTTCACCAAACTCTTCGTAAGAGACCTTGTTAAGTGCCAGGAAGTTAGCCAGTCCCAACACCCCAAGACCAACTTGGCGATCCTCCTCTGGTGGAAGATAGTGACCACTCTTGGATACTCCTGTTCTTTGATGGAGATCACATAGTTCGGCCATTCCTTCTTCAAACGCACTAGAGAGATCTTCCACCCTGCAGGCACCCAAAGAGATGTGCTCCAGCAGACAGGTGCCCCGTGAACGGAGCGCGATTTCAAGACAAACGTTAAAAAATATCCGCTCCCCGTGCTTGTCGTATTTGACCTTACAAAGCCAAATGTCCCCTGCTTGTATCCCTTTATAGATAAGTTGTTTGGTAAGTTCGGAAGTTTCATTCCACCACTCCTCAGTTACATCGACACAACGCTTGACCCAAGGGAGGTCTCTCCTAGAGGCTGTAAGGAACTCATCGATATCAGCATGATTTAAATCTAGGTGGATCGTAATCGCGCCTGATCTGTAAGTCCCACCGCGACGGAGTACCTCGTTGAGGGTGGAAAAGATTTTAGCGAAGGAAACTGGACCACTAGAGATAAGACCTTTTCCATTGTCATGCCCTCTTGGGCGTAGATTAGATAGGTGGATAGCACAGCCAGCTCCGTAGCGGAGAGCATGTCCAGCGAAGGTGATTGCTTCTTCGATTCCATCAGGTCCCTCGTAGGAATCCATGACGTTGAACACGGTGCAGCTGACCGGTAATCTTGATTGTGGATTGTCTAGCCAAGATTGAACTCTTCCGGTTCTTGCAATACGTTCTATCATTAGACAAGATCTTGTAAATAAGGTTGGTGATAATTGGGGCCTTTTAAGACTTTTCCGTCCTCTCGCTTGAGAGGTTTGCCATCGACAAGCTTGGACATATTAGATTCATAAACCCTATCCAGGGCTTCATCTAATTCCCAACCAGCAGCGGCGGCATATTGAAAACAAACAAAGACAACATCAGCTAATTCTTTTAGCAGGTTCTCTCTACTTCTTTTGTTTTGGATGTAGGTCAAGGCTTCACAATGAGCCTCGATCACTTCCTGATACTCCTCGGATATCAAACGCATCTGGGCCAAAGCTGCTGTGGGGTTGAAAGCTCCGATGGGTTGGTCCATCACTTTCCTGAAGTGAATCGCTTGACCCATCAGGTCCGGTGCTTTGTAAGTCATTGTGCTCATGCTCAAGTACGGTGGTTTGAATAAGTTTGCGAAGATAAGTAGCAGCCTTAGCTAAGTCATCAAGCCTTGATTCACCTGGCTTGTTACCTGCACGGCACACGTACTTGATAATGTTTCCTTCAAGGAAGCTTAGTTTCTGTGAGACGATGAAGTCCCAAGGCTCAATGCCTCCCTGGTAGTGCTCAGGATTAGTCTTTGTCATCGGTGGGGTTGTGGAACTCGCGGTTGATTTTGTCGAACAAGTCTTCTTCAAACTTTCCCCATAGCTTCACGCCATGTGGAATCTCTGTGTACCTGTAAGCAGCTTTAGCTAGCAATCCATTACGGATATACATCAGCTCCTGCAGAGTCAGATTCAAACTCATCTTCGTTCCAGTGGTGAATTAGGTTAGAGATAGTATTCTTAAGTACAAAGTTATGACGAATTAAAGCAGAGACACACTCAAGAATGGCATCTCTATCCGCTTCTTTTATGTTATTCTCTAGCTTTCTCATCTCAAACTGCTGTTCGTAGGTGAGTTCAAACACTATCGGTGGTAGGGGTTTGTTCATTAGTAGGGTTGATCAGAATAGGCTCTTGTTTATCTGCATCCCAATCCTCTGCTTGCAAGATTTTTGCCAGCCTTAGATTACGGAGTGCATCTGCATCTGTCTGACCAGCACTTCTAAAAGCCTCCAGTACTGCCCCCCAATAATTACCATCCTTAACACCTTTCAGTATCAAAGAAGCTTTCTTAGGGCCAATACCTTTAGCTCCGCTGTATCCATCACAGCTGTCACCTGTTAAGCATTGTTCCCATAGCTTTAGGCCAGCTGCTTCCTTGGATTGAGTAAACTCTTCCTTGAGATTCCAGATACGACAGGGGATCTGTTGAAGATCCTTATCAGGAGAAACGATTACAAAATTAGTAATGTCGCCCTTGGTAGCGAGGATGCCTAGGACATCATCAGCTTCTAGCTTTGGCTTAAGGACACTAGGCCAAGTAAACATGGCCCATTCCTTCAACTTCTTATATCCAGCAGGCTTACGTTTAACACGGTTACCTTTATAAGAAGGGTCTACATCCTTGCGGAAGTTTTTTGTATCAGTAAAGCAAAGAAGAAGGTCATCAGTATCAAACCTTTGTCGTAGCTTGCGTAGCTCAGCCTTAACGATCTTCTTACCTTCAGAGAAGTCACCAACAATGACGGTGAGATCACTGGTGTATTCAATCTCCATTTCAGCAGCGCTGCATGAACGGTACAGAAAATAGTCCGCATCAACTAGGAGCTTGGTCGGTTGTAACATGTGGTGTGTGAGATGTGTGTTCCGTTAGGTAAATGTGAGCTGTTAGTACTCGAACAGGATCATCATTGAATAGACCTAGACCTAGATTGCAGTGATCACATATGTAACCTCTGAAAGTATTTGTCTGGTGACAGTGATCGAGAACCCACTTAGTGGTTTCTTCCTTACATATCGGACAAATACCTGGACCTTCAGGTCTTGGGTGTAGTTTCTTAAGTCTATTCCTTATCTGATTCTGATCTCTGATGCACATCTTGCATCGAGTATCTAATCTATCCTTATGTCCTCTGTGATTAGGAAAAGCAATTAATGGTTTCTCTATCTCACAGTAGACACAAGTCTTAGTGGCATTCTGCCCAGTTGGATCCGATAACAGCTTCGGAATCAAGCTGACATCTAAACTTAATTGAGTGCTCAACGTCTTTCATTGCTGCGGTCATTAAAAAGGCGGCCTGTTTGGCGTGGCCTGGGTGAACCGACAATTGGATTTCATCATGAATAAAACCTAACGGCCAGTAATCAATCTTGGCTTCTAGTAGTAGCTCATTGGTTCGTAATAACCAAGATTTGCATATGCAAGCTCCCATAGACTGCAAGATATAGTTAAGGCTGGCATGTGGTTTCCCTTGTAAGCGTATTGGGCGACCATCGAGACCTTTTAGTACCCCTGATTGAGCACGTTCCTTAATAGCTGCTGATAACTCAGCGAAGCCAGTAAGGTCAGTCATGATTGCCTTGCGGATAGCCTTACCCTTAGAAGCTGCTTGTGATTTAGAAGCACCAGCTGTCAGTCCTAACTTAATATCACCACCGCCATAGATCAAACAATAGGTGACCCCCTTCCCAGATTTCCGATCTGTGGAATAGATGTTTGCTAGAGCTGTGTGAATATCACCTTCAACTACTTCCTTTGCAAAAGCCCCTTGGTCATAAGGATGCAGAACGTGTGCAAGGCATCGAAGCTCAAGACCACTAGCATCAGCAGCAACTTGAGTACGTCCCTTGCCTGGGTAAAACAGTTCTCTGTACTCAGGGGCAGAGGGAACCTGCGCCAGGTTGGGTCGTAAATGGACCTGCCTCCCCGTGTTGGTATTAAGGACACAAGAGTGATGGATTCTGCCTTTGGTTGTGACTTGTTTAAGCCAAGCATTGGTTCCTTCACTTAATTGCCCTAGATGTTTTTGAAGCTCCAATATCCGAGCAAATTTTATGGATTCGGGTGTCCCTATCTCCTGTAAAATTTTCTCATCAATTTTTGGCCGACCTGTATCGCTAAATTCACGCGGGTTCCATCCCCTGAAGGTTTGGAAACACCATGCGATATGTGCCCTTGATGTAGGGCTGAACTCCTTCAATCTTGTCATCTCACAATCAGCGTAATACCCTTGGGTTTTGTTATCACGCTTAGGAGTGAACTTGCTGCCTTCTACAAAGTAAAAGGTAGAACGCATTTCGTCTGATAATGCATCGAGTTCAATTCTTAACTTGCTCTCCAATTGGTGAGCTTTATCTACATCAAATGGCCAGCCTTCCCTCTCTTGCCATGCCATAACATCAGCAAGATGATGCTCGGTCTCGATACAGTCCTTGTATTGCTCAAGCTTTGGTATAAATACACCAGCAAGCTTGACGCTGACTTCCACGTCTTTAACGCAGTACTCCAACATCTCAGGGGAGTAAGTACTCCAATCTGATCCAAGTGATTTACCAAACTCAGACTTATGGCAGTTAAGTCTGTGCCCCCAGCTCTCAAGGCTATGGCGACCAAAAAGGTTACCTGGCATCCCTGCTGGTCTAGACCTAAAGTCTCGATCCAACATGTCTGTGAAAAACAGACGGCTTAGTATTAGTGTATCGAAGGTGTTCCCTTTGAACACAAACCAAGGAAATACCTCCCTAATGAACTGAGCGTCGAAGCCTATCCAGTTATGACCCCATATCTCATCAGCCTCCATAAGGATGGAGATACCAGCAGAGATAGATAAATGTTTACCACTATCGTCATAACGTATGACTTGACCTGTATCTAAGTCTTGAGTAACAAGACAATGGATCTGTGGTTCTTCTTGTCTTAGGAGACCATTGGTCTCGATATCTGCTACTAATCTCATGAGTTAACTGCTCGCAAGGCGTACAGAATCCCATTTAGATCAGCACGGATAGCCTTACCACCTATTAGCTTTCCCAACTCATCACCTTGATCATCAACAATCAATAGTGTGGGGAAGAGTTCTAGGTCATAAGAGACAACTAATGAGGTGTGGTTCTCCTTTTGCATTACAACGATATGATCGTAGTAAGGAGGTGTAAAGCTCAGCAGTGTGTTGAGATGATCTCTTGTTTGGGTGCAGGGTAGACAATCTTCTTTGGTGAAAAGGATGGCCTTAAAAGTCATCGTAGAGGTTGGTTTTGGTGGTGGTATTGGTAGATGGTTTATCAATCTCTATCAATCGCCCTGTTTCTTTGTTGTATGAGAGGGTTCCAGCTGGGCCTGTAGCCCCTGTAAAACGGTTCTTCAATACAACTAGCTCTGAAGTATTACCACCCCCGCTGATGTCCCTCTGGAGGGCTATAACAACGTCGCTAAGTTGAGCCAGCGCATGGCTGCCCCTAAGCATTTGCAGGGTGATACGTGTCCCATCCTCTGGTCCTTTGTCACCTTGTGATCTACGAAGGTGAGATACCAACAGCATGCCAACATTCGTCTCCTCACAGAAGCTACGAAGCATGGTCATGGTCCGGTCTACGGCCTTGCGCTCATCCTCAAGCTGAAGACCTGACATCAAGATTGATAGGTGATCAAGAATCACCCACTCAACGCCATGATGATTGACTAGATACCTGATGTCATTGAGGATGCTATCTGGATCAACACTCCCGAAACCATCCCTAAAGAAAACATTACCTAGACCAAGAGAAGTATCGAATGCTTTACGAAGCTCTCCTTCTGGTAGTTCATTATCGAGATGAAGTGGTTTGTTTGCCTTAACGCTCATTAAACGCAGGGCTGTGCGTTTTACGCTCTCCTCTAGAGCGATATAGCCAACGGTCCCCCCTTGATCAACGAGGGATTGACAAATCTCTCCGCAGACCGTGCTCTTGCCGCAGCCGGAGCCGCTACAGAGGAGGACGACCTCCCTCTTTCGGAGACCACCAGTGACATCGGTAAGAGCACTGTAAGGATAGATAGCATCGCGCCCATGTAATGGTGCGGAGACAAGATCGAATAAGGTTGATCCATCAATGATTGATTTAGGGACAAAGCTCCTTTTGTTCCAGACTGCTTGACGAATTGCTTCGCTATCACCAGCCTGTATGGCCTCAGAAGCGTCCTTGTACTCGCTTAAAGAAGCGATGAACACTTTATCTAAGGGGAGCAGCCGAACACACTCCTCAGCGGCCTCAACCCCTGCAGAATCTGAATCAAAGAGCAACACAACCTCATCAAAACCCATTAGGTATTTGATTTGAGCTGATAATGCTTTCTTTGCAGCTTTAGCACCATTGGGAATGGAGACTACTGGCCAATTCTTTCGGGCTTGCCAGACGCTTAACGCATCCAGCTCCCCTTCTACGCAAACCAGAGTCTTACCAGACCCGAATAACTGTTGACCAAAGAGTTGATCATCAGTGTTCTTACCTTTCCAGCGAAAGGATTTCTCTTTATCTCGCTCCTTATACCCAACAATGCGGCCACTGCTGGAGTAATAAGGAAAGCGAATATGGCCATTCTCAACCCTGACATTAAACTTACGCAGAGTTTCCTCAGTAAGTTTGCGGGATGGGATGCCTACAAAGTCCCCCGAATATGTTATCGGAGATGCGGAGTTGTTTGATTGGGTGATGGTAGATGTGCCGGTAGGAGGTTTCCAGTAGCCACAAGAAAAACAGAAGCCATGATTGTCGCTGAACAGAGCGAAAGCATCACTAGACGAGCAGTTCTCGCATGGCTCATGCCTGACAAATTCAGAATCCTCATGAGTGGACATCGAGATCCTCCAAGATCTCTAGATATTCCCGCAAAGTGTCAATAATCACCTGCATAGGAACACCATCACATTCCATATCAAAGACAGCTTTGTCTAGTTGAAAGAACAAATCTTCTGTGGGTTTCATAGAAGCCATGATGGTGGGATGTTTGGGAAGACACAAGATGGGAAACCGTGTTTAGTTGCCCATTGGGTGTATGTAGTTTTGGAAGTACGGGTAAGGGTGTTATCTCGCTGAAAAACAAACCTGATATCTAATTCAGGATGCTGTTTCTTCATTGCCGCCATCTTTCTGCGGTCAGTTGGTTTAAAAAAACCCTTGACCTCAAGGATTACGCCATTGGGTAAAAAGAAGTCAGGTGTGTAACTAGAGGTAAGCGTATAGTCGAACTTACTCACCTCATACAAGTAAGGAATATTCTCCTTTTCAAGCGCATTCTTTACCCGCACCTCAAGCTGAGAGCGGTAAGCCATATTTAGAAGTCGTATTCTCCAGCGCCGGAGGATACTTTCTCTTCCCTGCGAACCTGTGGTTCATTGACTTTGAAGCCGTCTTTCTTGCCCAATAGAGCAGCAAGATCACCAGCATCCAATGAGCCACTGTCCACAGCACCGTTACCGGAGACCAGCTTTAATAGCTGACCACCTAAAACCTTGATGGTTGTACCCATTGCAGGCTTGGTGTAGGGGGTTTGCTGGCAGACCAGCTCAACCTCGGTCCCTTCCCGTGCTGTCTTAATGACATCGAGAGGCACTGGCTCCCCTGCTGAATCGATGAAAAGAGGACGAGGACGACCCGTCTCACCTTCAAACGAATATTTCACGAGGCCAGCGTCATCCCATTTCTCAGGGTTCAACGCAATTCGTTTGGGGTTATCAACTTTGGAGCGTGCCCAGACGAGTAATTCTTCTCGATCTTCGATGGCTTGCTCCAATACTTCTGGTGTAAGTCGGAATGAAAAGCAACAGTTGTTGTACTTACCGCTGGGTTCGCCAAGGTTAATAAAGCCCTCAAGTGTGGTGGTGAAGATGTAACGGTTGTTAGCCATGGTGTGTGGTGTGGTGTTTAAAGATCGAACATGAGATAGGACTTTAAATATTCCTCATACTCATCATTCGTTGTGGATTCGCATATGTATGGGTTACCATATGCAAGGAAACAAGTGAACTCTTCAAGCGAAAGTTGCTCTATTTCACGTTGAGTTAATTCCATTAGTTCGGTGTGTTACGCACTTGTGTGTACTTTTGCTGTGATGCCAATAAAAAACCGGGTTGTTAAACCCGGCGGTGTGTATCTTTCATCAGTACCTAAAACCAGCGCGTCTGCCAATTCCGCCAGATGGGCACAGGGATGTCAGCTTATTTTAGTTGACACTTGGAAGAGTTTATCACTCCAAAAGGACCTAAATCAGTAACCGCTAGTCACGGTTAGAGACGGCCTATTGCCTCATCACAAGCCGATTGAGTGGGCTTGATGTAGCGAAGGCTGACCTCCACCGATGAATGCCCCATTACTTCCATGATCTGGCGGGGTGCTGCATGTTCACCGAGCCACGTCCCGAAGGAGTGCCTCAGTGTATGCCAGCAATGATCCTCAGGGATGCCTAAGTGATCGCGCACCTTTTTGAAGGCGTAGTAAAGCCTGTCCTTGGTTTCAAAATCATCTCTGAATAGATAATCATTTGAAGCACGGCGCTGTGCGATCTCCTTAATGCGATCAGCGAGCAGGATTGCCCGAACATCGCGTGGTTTTGTGACTTGCTCTGGCTTACCACCAATCCATAAACGATTGTTGATTAGATCCAAATCACGCCCCCTGAGTTTCATCAGTTCCCCCTGCCGACATCCCGTATAGGCACTCCATAGGATTGCCTCTGCTAGATCAATGCGATCAAACACATGAACAGCGGCATAAGCCATGTCCTCTACTTGATCCTTAGTAAACCAAGTAAGACGGTGCTTACCTTCCTTAAGACGCTTAAAAGGAGGGCAGGGAGTGCCATGTAAGCCAGCTAGGTAACTCTCCTTTAGGACATGTGTCCCGTTGGAGCAGATCCTGTTGACCGTACTGGTGCTCTTGCCTTCATCTTGTAGCTCCTCTTGGAGGTTCATCCAGAAGCCAGTCTTCCCCATCTTGGTGAGGGGATAACTCCTCCCAACATGACGTGAAATGTGGTTGCTGTTGATGATTGCTGTCTTGGCGGAACGGGTGCGCTTCCAGCGTTTCATCTGGAAGTCCAGGGCTTCACCCCAGGTCTTGACGGTGGTTTTCACGGTGTGTATCTAGTGGTAGGACAAAAGCGACTAATCAGCCGCCTAGGAGGATTCTACAGCCGTAGCTCCTCTTCGTCATCGTAGAAGGTGAGTTCCGGTTCATAGCAATCTTCCAAGAAATCACCAAGGGTGCAAAGAGCCCTGCACTTAGTGTGCTGCTCTGTATCTGTGTAATGAATGATCCTCTCCACGAGGGTTGCGTTGGGTGGTGGCTTCAAGCTCATGTCAACAAAAGAAATACTTTGAATCGTTTACTTGGGTTATATCAAGTGTATTTTTCACAAGACCCTCAGGAATAGTTACCCCTACCTGATCAGCCCAGTTTTGTAACACTGGCTCCTTATACATCTCAACAAAGTGATGCCTAATTTCAATCGACATCTGATCAAGATCACAACTCCTACCTAGAATGCAATCATGGATTACGGAAAAAGGCTGATCCCAATGAGCAAAGGTCAAGTGGATCAAGGCAGCATCATGGCTGTGAGTAACGTTGGGAGCTAGAGCATTACGGTGATGAGGTACATCTGGCTCGGCATAACCACTAGCAACAACACTTTGAACAGCTGACCCAAGTAACCTCGTTTTAATGAGGTGACCCTTTGGCTTTCGCAAGTCTTGACAAACAACAAAGCCACTAGGTGAGACCCATTGGATTTGACTTTGTCGCTGCATGATTTCGCTAGCGCATTGCTGTAGCCACTCCATAGCTTTAACAGGACCAGGAAAGATCTCAGGGATAGATTCCTCAAAGACAACATTCACAATGTTTGAAAGAACACCAGGCTCCTTCAGGTCTCGATTATCTGCTTTTAGGGCTTCTCTGATGTAGTCACGGGCCGAATGCTTACGGATTCCGTAGGGGGTACACATACAGACCCTCTTTGTAACCTTTCGGTTCATCCAGGTATTCAATGGAGCAGGTAATCTCTTAGCTGCATGTTCTGCAACTGTTCGATAACCATCCTGTGGTTGATCATTAGGAATCAAATTAACCAGCTCACCGCTGGATTTGTCCATACACATGGCGGAGAGATGCTGGATCCCACTTTGGGTTGCATCTATGCCCACGGGCAGGCCACTGGTCTTCTTATCACCAAGGACACAATCAACCCATTCACAACAAGCGGCCATAAATGCCCATGGTTCAGACACCTCCTCCCATAAAGGGATAGTGCCGATGGGATCTGTTCCTACTTGCTTGATTAGGTCTTGGTTGTCATAGGTCCATTGGATGCGAGCTTCCATTGATAACTTGTCGTTACCAAACGTATTGCTACAAGCAAAGGCAATCCAGTACTCATTGACTGGACCCTCCTCTGCAAAATAGAAAAGACTCTTGTGATGATCTGTCCCCTGTGGGTTTAGACCAGTCACTAAGGGATAAAGCCTCCCCCTATACCCGAAGCTCCAGGGAACCCAAAAGATCTCACCCTCATACATCCTGGCGATATACATCGTTTCTGATGTAAGCCAGTTGTTCTGGGAGATTTGGGCGTTGTCGTCATGGATCTGGCGGCTTTTACGCTTCCAGACCTTCAGCTCCTCTTCAGTCGGTTCTCCGTCCAAAGGTTCGGGAGGCTGTTGCCATGCCTGACACCTGAATTTGCCGATGGTGATTCGCTGCTCATAACAGTGCTCACTAACAGCAAAGACACGAGGGTTGATCTTCCAAGCGACAGACTGAGCATTGTTCAGCATGTCGATGGGGACCTGTCCCTGCTGTACATCACCCGATAGCCCACTCTTACGCACAAGTGAGTACATCTCTCGATAAGAGCTGGTTAAATAGCCGCCACGCTGATCATTAGCCCAGGCCACAGGAGGGCACAACATAGGCCATTGACAGAAGCTCATAGCCTCAGCCTGATGGATGATCGTGTCCCGCATTTCTAAATACGCAGGTGCATATCTCATTACTGTATGGCTCCGCTTACCACGGGTAATAGATACTTTATGCACCCATCCCGTAACAGTGATGATGCAATCAAGAATCCAGGCCCCAACCTTATGCTTGGTGAGAGAGTCCCACTCACTAAATTGTGGAACCGAGCAGGCTTCACTGTTAAATGACCTTTTGATTACTGTCAACTTTTGCCTTGTACCCGTGGCCTTGTGAAACCATTGAGAAGCTTTCTCATAAAGCTCGGGATCTTCCTTGTGGTAATAGTCAAGCCTCATCTGTGCGCAGATAGCAGCACCTATCGGAACGCATAACTCTTGGAAGCCTGGATCCTTTGTCTTACCAAGCACATCTAGTGCTTTCTTAAGACCAATAAGCCCAAGAGTCCGTTCATCTGATGCATCCTTTAGATGCCTGAATACTGTTGCAGCATCAACTGAAGCTTTACCACGTCTTAGCACAAACAAACGCTTTGTGATCAAGTCGTTGATCAAGGGTAAGTATGTTCTGATTGCTGATTGACCAACAACACTACTTGATCCGTAGGCCCTTTCGTTAGCCACGCGGGTTCGATTAGTAAGCATTTGGATGGCTGTATCCTTAGCTTGGATCTCTCGCTGGAGCTGCCTTGCGAGGTTATCAAGTGGTGCTTGCATCGGTAGAAAATAGAAAAGAAAAAAGGGCAGGCTTTACGCCTACCACATGCCATTGTCTAGATAGACCCTGAGGATATGATCAGGTTCGTAGAGTTCATCTACTTGATGCCTTGCGTGTGTTTCACTGTGAGCTAATAGCCAGATTTTTGCTGGCACGTTGTCCTTGATAAAGGTGCAGTAATACTCTTGAGGAGTGTCCATCTTGTGTGTACGCTGATACATAGCTAGGTGGTGATTGTGAACAGTTCAGATTGCTCAAGGTCAAGGAGTTCTAGAAACTCCTCTACATAGGCGTCATTCACAAGGCTTTGTTGATACTCGAAATCGTTGGTATCAAAGTCAATGGTCTTGTTCATAGCGAGCAGTCAATAACTGTGCGTAGGTAAAAAGCAACTTCAAGAGTCAGTACATAAAGCACTGACACGGAGAAGCCAAAGGCAAGTGTGCGGAATGTGAGCATGATGTGTGTTCTGATAATCAAACATATTCTCAGCCTCAACAAGTCAAACCAATGGGGTTATATCTGTTGAGGCCATGTCATCAATGCAGAGTTGCTTTGCCATCTTTAATCTCAAACACGAGGAAATCAACTTCATCATCCAAGAGATAAGTCCACTCCAGAATCGAATACGTTTCTTTCTTTCCTCGGATCTTTGATGTGACAACTTGATCAACATCGTAACCAGTGATGCTTGCTCTCCACGTTAAGTAGCCCTCTATTGGGAAACTCTGAGGAATGACGGAGGCTTTAGAGGTGGTCATGTAGTGTGTTCCGTTGACTCCCAAATGGTAACTCCCTAGATACACACCTGTCAACACCCTCAGCAGTCTTTACCTTTTGTTTTGATTTTTATCAGCTCTTGTAGTGCATCGAGCAATGGTGTCGAGTCAGGACAGCGGCTGTAGAGATGCAAACCAAACTCTAGTGTGATGTTAAACTCTTCAACTAAAATAGCCCTTACTGTTTGAAGTTCCCACTCTTCTGCAGATGGTACTTTTTCCACTAATTTACATCTCAACAAGATCCAAGCTTGATCATTTGTCCAATCATTTCGAAGACAAATGTATTTAAAAAGACTCCGCACTCCTGACTGCCACAGGTTAAAACCCGCAAGCGTACAAGAATGCTTAGTAACTACAGCAGCCATCATTTAGCTAGTTAGTCGTCACCTAAAAGTTCCATTAATGCCATCAGTTTCTTAATTTTGGCATCCGTGATGTCAACACCCTCGATAGCAGCTGCCACTACATCAGCTTTAAACTGCGTTTGTGGTGTTGCAATTCGGGGATCGGGCTTAGGAGGCACAAGAATCTCTGCCTCTTCAAGCTGTGCTTTATAGGTTGGAGTCTGTAAAGCATGAGCTATCAACTCGGCACACATCGCGCTCTTGGTGCGTCGATTGTGCTTAGAGAGTGTAGACACTTGGGCATACACACTGGGCTGGAGTAGGCATTGAACCCGATCTAATGCTGTAGGCATAGCAGAAATTTTGTACGGAAACAGCCATCCCCCTGTTTGGCTGTGTACACATAGTACACCCATCACATCAACCGTGCCCCTGTCAAGCACAAATGGAATAAAGCACCACACCACTACACACTTATACACAAACGCAGGCTTCACTGATGAATCGTGTTAGCGCAGGCTTTACTGATGAATCGAGTTCAATTCACGAGGCCGTGACACATTAAGAAGCCCCTGCTTACTAGGCAAGGGCTTATCGAGTGTGTGTGTAGTGAGTTCTAATAGCTGTATGTTGATGCCTGCCATTGCATGAACATCTACTCCTCCTCTTGTTCTTGTAACTCCTTCCGCTCTTGCTCCCAGTGCTGATCATTGAGGTTGTCTAACCACTGATCTTCAGCCTGTTGCATCAGTTGATCTTGAGTCATGACTATTTAGTAGAGAGTGGGTAGAATGTGAGTACTAAAGATTAAACCGAAACAACATACTTAGCGCCGCTCCCATGTGCTTCTACAAAGATATCTGCCTTTGCACCATCACATAGAGAGCAAGTTCTACATTGTGCTTCGCTGGCTTCTACAGTGGCCGGACATTGCTTACCGCTGTAATAGTTGCCGCCTTTCGGTATCACTGCAAATGTTTTAAAACCTTTAGCACTGGCTTCTAAATAGTCGTGCATACCATCACAGCTGGCTTGGAATACTCCCTTTGTCCAATCTGCGAATGATTCTCTCCATTGGTGGGTATATCCCGTGTGACCTAACACATAGCCAATGATTTCTCTTACCACTGATTCGTGTAAGATTGCAGGGTCACCATAGGCTCCGAATCGGACCCTCCTGCCCTTCAGAGCATCCTTTAAATCAGCACTTGAGGCAACCGGGTAGCGACCTGCCTTGTAGCTCTTGTAGACGCTGTTCGGGGCTTGTCCAACATTGACATAGCAACTACGAACAAACCTATTTAGTGTTTCATCCCACTGCTTACGGTGTGGGCAGTTGCCGCAAATCGAGTAATCGTCACCCGTTGCAATTGCTTCAACTGGATTGATATCTGACCTAAGGATCCAGGCTTGGGCCATATCCCCTGTTTTGGGGTTAGTAGTTTTCAGCGTCAAGATGCAGACAAAAGGCTTTCCATCGATTGGACTTAGACCTTGATCGATGATGTAGCCGATAGGTTTGGCCATGGAATCACGCGGGTTAGTGTGTGTGTCTCTTGTGTGTTCTAGACGCTAGCGCTGAAGGCTAAGAGTTGAAGATCTGCCTTAAGCCATCTTTTGCTTTTGATACCTGTTAACTGCCGCAACTGCTTAACGGTGTACGACTGGACTAGGTCCTGATACTGCTGCTGTCTGGCCAGTGTGACCTGCATGGCGCAGGCTTCAATATTCAATGGTGTGATGTTGACTTTGTTGACCTGTAGTTGATCTGTACTGGTGACGGTCTTGTGGAATCCTGCAGCTTCATTGATAAGGAAGCAGGTGAACTCGAAAAGATTGATGAGGCAAGCCAGAGCAAATTCAATCGGGTGAGTGGTGCTGTTCATTGTGGTGTGTGCGGTGTTGTTGGTGTGTGGCTTGTGTGTTCTAGGCGCTAATCTTACAAGCCCCATACAAAGGCAAGACAGCGGCATGCGTGATCAGCAGTGATGCCACGATCATCTCCCCGGTCTGCTTATCAGTGAGAGGCCCGTCATTGACAGCGTTGTGAATGGCAAATGCTCCCATGGTCAGGCCAAAGACGCTAGTAGCTAGTGAGAGAGAAAGCAGGATGTTTTGCTTAGTCATGGATGGTGGTTGGTTGCTTGACTCCTTTAATATAGAGGCAAAGGTCACCACTGTCAACTCACAGTGAGTACCACTTTACATTCTGTTGTAATTAGTCCGGTTCGTCTGGTGTAAAGACGCTGAAGCGTTCCCGCTGCTCAGGGTCAACCAGCCACTCCTCCTCTATAGAGATAATGTTACCAACTGTCTGATCGATTGTCTCGTCATCTCCTGTATTGAATACGTCAGGAATTGATTCTTGAAGTTTACTAATGCGCTGTGCTGCTTCTGTTAGTGAGCGGTGCAATTGTTCCATAATGAATACGCTTAAGGTGTGGTTTATGTTTGATAAGTATATCTTATTCTATTCTTATAATGATAAGTATATCTGATTGACGACAGATGCCAACAAAAATACAAATCGAGAATGATTCTCAATAAATATTTAGAGACGCAACTGGTAGGCAACAACTAGCACGTTAGATCTCCTAACTAACGTAATCACTGTGAGGGCCTAGTCTGTGGGTTTCCACGAGGTTAAAGAGGGGTAGTACCCCCTCCTAATTTTCAGATAGCGGAGGGTACTAGGGGGGTAAAAGGCGCTGGCAGCAACCGTATATCCCATCACAGAATTATTTCAAAATTCTAAGACCCCTCTGGAAGCTCTTCTAAGGCTTTTAAACAAGATTTAAGTAGATCTGGACTACCATTCATCTCCTTAAGCCTTCTAATGGCTTCTAGGAGCCTCTCACGTCTCGATACGCTTTCATTACCATCGGTAGACATAGATCTAATACTTCACCACATTGAGTAGCTATCTGTTGATGTTCAAGTTGAGTGCCATTAGCTGATCGTAGATCGACATAATGAATCCAAGACCTAACTGTTCCTGACATATAAAGTCTGGTGGGAGTGCCAAGGGGCAAGATCTCCCTTGCACATTCCTTAGCAACACCATCATTAATCATCTGTTTATAGAGAAGCTCAGACTTTTGATATAAACAACCAATCTGAAGATGATAGTCCCGAACTTTTTGACCATCTAAAGTGTCAGTACTGTTTTGACGATTCTTTAGGTCTTGCTGTCGAAGAGCAGGAGGTTTAGCAAAAGAAAGGGAACTAACATCAGCATAACGCTGGGAGAACTCTTGGAAACTAAAACTGCGATGCCGAAGGATCTGGGCAGCAATAGCTCTAGTGGTTGATATTTCGATAACCACATGAGCCATTTCAAAAGGAGACCAGTGATTGTGTTTGATGAGATAGCGAATCAGCTTCTCACTCTCAGGATTGTCCTGATTCAGGGGGTTAGATACCCTTGCACAATAAGCAATAGTCTTCTCAGCATTTGGTGTGACTGAGATAAGGGATACAGTAGACATACGGTTGAGATAAGTTAAACGATCAATCGTTCATAACGTCGATTCTCGACTTTGTATAATAATTGATTAGTAAACAGTTATTATATATGTTTATGATTATTGATATTATGTAGTTGTTAATTGCTAATTCTTAGCTATAACGTAGTTATTACTATATAGCTTATTGTTTTTTGTCTTTAGTAAAGAAGACCCCTGGAAATCCAAGGGGTCATACTCACCGCATGATTAGGGGGGAAGGAGCACCACTTCCTTTTCGTCCCCCTTGTACATCACCCAATGAAATATGTATGTCTAGTTCCAGTCCCAGACCTTAGTAGTAGGAACGGATTTAAGTCGATTGAAGGACTGTCCTAAGACAAGAGCATCAGTCGCAAGATTGGGGTGCTCTTCAAACGCTTGCATCATGGCTTTCCACTCTTCGTTCTTGCGGGATGCTTGAGCCCGATGTGCACTTTGAGCAACACTATCTGTAAAGTATTGAACACCTTGACTTAGACAATCAATTCTATCGTCATGTCTTACTGCTCCTTTGGAGCGGCACATGCGCGACATCTGGTATCCAAGCATATATTCCAGACGTTTTTCTGGTGGTTCATTAGGGTTAGAGGTATAATCATACTCCCATACTTTAGGGTCAATTATAAGTTTATGCTGGTTCATAATTGGTTCTAATGTATCGATAATACGTTCTTCTTTTCTAACAGTGGCTCTTACTTCTTCAACATCCATAAGGGCTTGTTGTTGTTGAATATGACGTTTAAAGAGTTCACATATCATCCCATCTCCGAAGTTAGATTCTACTAGGAGCCTGTTTGCTTTAAATCTCTTACCAAGACGTACAATGTCAGACAAGGTAGCATCGCTGTAACCGTCACGGAAAGCACGCAGATGCCGCACAAAGATATAACCATTAGCCTGACTAAGGACCACTGCAGCAGTTTCGTCAGCACCACGTCCTGAGGGATCCACAGAGATGATTGTCTCTTGATATTCACAAATACCTTCATCAATAAACATAGGGCCGTAGAAGCGATCTCCGGGCAGTCCTACGGGGTTTAGATCTTTAACCATGTAGCGAGGATCACTAGACCATGCATAGCGTTCTGCACATTCATGACCTAAGGGTGTAGTAATAAGATCTTGAAACTTAAGGGGGAACTTTTCAGCATCAGACAAGCTTGTATCAAGCATGAACTGAAGCATGAAATTAGATCTCCCCATAGCCATTTCACGATCTAAAAGATCTAGCTCACCAAATCTGGTGTCGGTGGGTGTCCCTCTCTCCACTCCTTTCTCAAGGTCTGCAACCAATTGGGGTGCAAGGAGACCTTCGTATCCACTATCACTCTTGGGGTAACGGGCTGGCCAGACAAACGGTCTATAGGAGCGCTCAGCCAGTTTGCGGTAGACGGTGAACGTTGATTGTGGCGTCCCAAGGAATAAAATTCTAGAGTTGTCATTAGGTGTAAGAATTGATTCTGATTCAGTTACCAGTTGTAATAGCTTCTCGCGTTGCATATCAGTGGCACTATTTGCCGGAACCTCAACATCATCAAAGACCATTAAGTCGGCACGGGATCCAGTCATCTGACCGGTTATACCTACAGACTTAACTGAGGGGGCTTGATGAGGTTTAGCAGGGCCAACATCAAAACTAATGCGACTCCACCGTTGGTCAGCGTCTTTAGGTCCGAGATGATTTAACCATGAGATATCTAAGATCAGCTTTTGACAGAAAATAGAGAAGTTATCTGCTCTTTCTTTAGAAGCACTAACAACCATTATCTTTTTGTCTGTATCGTTATAAAGAGTCCAAAGAACAAAAGCAGCAGTAATCCATGATTTACCAACACCTCTAAATGCTTGTATCTGTAGTCGTTTAGGTCCATGCTGCAGATAATCAGCAATAGATAACTGTGCTCTAGTTGGTCTAGGTAGGTCTAACTCTTTCCAAACAAGCGTAAGAAAAACCTTAAAGTCAACTTTAATTTTATGCTCTAACTCATTTAAATTCATAAACTATTTAGTACGTTGAATTGGTATTCCCAAACTTTCCATAACATTAGACATCACACCCATAAAGCCACCTTGGCTTTTATTTACTGGTTTGGGCTTTGCTTTAGGGATAGCTAGAGGACTAACAGGCTGGTTATATGCATTAAATACTTGATCGGCTGCTTTTCTACGCCGATCTGTATGTGGCACACTAGGACGAAAGTAGCCCTGACCTTTAGCGGCTGATCCTGTAATTAGTTCTGCATAATCTGCAGAGGAAAGGTTAGGTGGTAATTGGTCAAGTGATCTTGTCCAACCAATAAGAGATTTACCTTGTTGGTCATATTTACCAGCATACTCATCAGCAAAATATTGCATCTGCCATGAAGCCTGATTGGGATCTAAACCAGAAGATACAGCGGCTGAACGAGCACGGTCATAGGGGTCACGTCTTACTCCTGTGTACTGAGATAAGCCTCTTCCGGCGTTAGCATCTTTTTCAATAACATCTAAGTTTTGAAGAGAAGGATCACCAGTCTCAACAATCCAAGAACCGAGTAACCCAGATGCTTGCTGTGGGGTCATTTGAGGTATGCGACCTCCACTCATTTGTGTGATCCGGGGAGAGGTTAATACTGAAAACATATAATCAGTATTATTATTTCTTTGAAAATCCATTTGTTAGATTAATTATATCTAGACCTTCAACTTCAGAAGGCTCTGAGTGGTATGTAGGAGGCTCTACAGCAGGGTCGGAAGGGATAAAAGGTGCAATCCCCTTCTCTATAGCTGCAACAGCTTTGGCGTTGATATAAGAGCTTTCTAGCCCGTATAACCAGCCTTTCAGGAAAAAGGCCAGAGGGCCGGGTAATTTCTTATCCAACCATCTAGCTATGTCCCGAAACTCATTGAGTCGGAACTTGGTCATTACTTCTTCTTTTTAGGGAAGCCCTTCTTCATTGCTGAGTAGGACTTAGCCGATACAGTAGATTTTTTTTTAGAGCGGGACGTACCAGCCTTCTTGCGCTTATTGATATTGCGGTAGAGGCTCATGAACGTGAAGCCTTACCAATAGAGGTAGCAGTCACAACGTGAGAGTCCTTAGTGACGGTTGACAGGATTGCCAAGACTTCAGAGACAGTAGTAGCTGTAGTAACAGCGGCAAGGGCGGTTACAGCAGTAGAGGTTAGAACATATGAACCGCCATTCTTACGCTCAGTAGAAAACGTAGATGCGGGCCGTACAACGGATGTAAATACTTCAGCAGACATTTTTTATTTAGAAATAAGGTTATCAAGTTTTTCTTCGATACGGACCATATGATCCTCGAAGCGTGTGAGCATTAGGGAAACTTCTTCTCTGGGGATGTACTTCTCAGCAACTCGAAGTTCAATAGAATTGATACGTTCATTTAGCCTTGAGGAAACTACACCTAGTCCAGTGGCAGCGGCTATAGCAAGTGTTACAGCGGCTTCAATCATGGTTAAAGTTGTATATTTAAGCTGTTTGTGTTTGCATGAAAACGTCTACATGCATGGATCCCTTTGCTTGATTGCAGGGACGACAAGCTGTTACACAGTTGTCGGCTGTATCCGTACCGCCATTGGACTTAGGGCGAACATGGTCAATTGTTAGGTTTTCCGTTGAGCCACAGTACACGCATTTGTGACCATCCCGATTCTTAAGTTGTTCTCTCCACATTCGCTTGGCATCGCCAGATCGAAAGCAGAGAAGATCATACATGAGGCTTCGGGGAGTATCCATTGGCTCATTTAGTTAGTATTTAAAAGTGAAGTTACTTTTTAGTTGATTTGCCGTTTTTTCCGTTCCGGCCACGATTTTTTGTTTTGTTTTCTTTGACCATATGGCCACTCTTGAGGTGAGACATATCAGGACCACCTTTTCCAGCAATACCAGCTTTCTTACGAGCAGCCCAGCGCTCTGCACCAGCTTTATTTAGCCGTCTTTTTTTAGGTCCATCAGGAGCTAGAGACCCCTTTTCCTTCTTTCGATATTCACGATCATATGCTCGCTTCTTATCGGCAGAAGATTTATTGGACTTGTAATGACGACTGGATTTACTTGACCCAGCATGTGCCATTAAAAATGTCCTTGAACGTCATCAAAAGTAAGTTCTGGGATAATGCCAGCAAGACCAGCCAAAGGGCTACCCTCAGCTGCTACACCAGTAACTCCGTTCTTATGTAACCAGTCGGTAGCAGCTTTAATATCGGCAGTAGTTGCTTCACCTGATTTAATACGAGTCATTAACTCCACAGTCACTAAGCTATGCAACTCATCAAAAAGATCTTCGTTTGCACGGTTAGTCATAATTAATCACCAAGTTGACGTAGCGTTTGGCGAAGCAGATCAACTGCTTTACGAACCTCAGCTACTTTTTCATCTTCCTTTCTGGTAGGCTTTAGAGTATCAATAGCCGACTTTGCAAGTTGGGCAATGGAGTTTTCTTTAAGCTTGGAAGTACCTATAACTTCAGATAAAAGAAAAGCACCTAGAAAACCAAGTGCTTCGATACTGAATTTAATTCCTAGAATTTCAATCATTACTATTCATTAATTTAATTAGTTTTGAGGAGTAGATAGGATCTGTTGCATAGCCTTCTGACTTAAGAAGCCGCGCACACTCCTCACGGGTGTAAGCCCTATTAACACCCAGAAATCCGTTGTAGTCCTTATACCAGCGAGTGACCAAATAGTCGATGCAATCGTATGGTGTATTAAAGTCTTTAAAAGAAGCTTGGATAGTAACAGGACCATAGCCATAGTCCTCCCAGGTTGTCTTGGTAGTGCCCTTACCTTTAATACCAAAGTAGTTATTTTTACCTGAGGTAAATTGACCAAACCCTGATTCAAGAGCCCATTGTGCTGCAACACACTCTGGGAACTTAGCTCCTGATTGCTTAGCTAGACGAATAATTTCATCCCAGCCAAGCTCATCTGAAATGGGTAGGGGTGTTGGTTCTGGGGTAGGAGATTTCCTATAAGCTGTTTTAAATGTATCAACAAGAAAGGAAGGGAGCTGAGATTCCAAGTTATCCCAAGCCCTATCCTGGTGAGATTCTCCTTGGTACCATTTAGCGGCTTCCCTAAGAAATGTCATTAGATGGTTCGGTTGGCCAAGTCATGGTGTATGGAAAGCCTGAAGCTGAAGGCAAGTCACGCAGAGCTGTGCGATAAGTAGACCAAGCTGCTTTATCAGCCGTGCTATCAGCAACTACTTTGTCATCAACATCATTATCAGTTGATTTAGCGTATGCTTTAAGAAGATCAAGAATAAGGAATTTAACCTTTTCTGATTTCATGAATGAGAATAGGATTGGACGGATAAGAGTAATCATAATTTTGAAAAGTTAATTTAATTTTTTGTCCATATGCAGAAATATCCAGCATTGCCGTCTGAACTAGATGTTCCAATGTCTTGACCATAATTTCCAACAGTAAATGTTGTATTTCCAGACAGTGTTCTAATCCAACTTTGAAAATTACCTGCATCATAACCATTTGAATTATAATTACTATCAACTGTTACACTAATCCCAGAGATAGCACTGGCATTATTTTTACCAGAGCCACCACCACCGGCAGAAGCGTTATAACCGCCGCCACCCATAGAACCGCCGCCACCAAACCAGCCAGCGCCACCACCAGAACCGCCGTCATAACCTCCCATGGAACCATTACCACCTTGATACTGCTGCCCAGCTGTTGAGCTATTCATGTATATGTAGTTACCTGTACTGGCTGCACCACCGGCAGTAGTTGTACCACCTTTACCTCCTGAATCAGGATAACTTGAATTCAAATAATTCCCGTCAATACCATTTTGATCTAAGCCGCCACCATGACTATGCCAATTAGTAGCCCCCACAGTATTATTTTGCATAGCACCAATACCGCCGCCTGAACCAACTATTGCTATGACCCAGCTGCCACTTAGCCCGTTATTAGTTGATAAATAAGTTAATCCGCCGCCGCCGCTAGCTCTGTACCATGTCGATTGGGCATTAGGCCATCCAGAGCCACCACCTCTACCTCCATAAGCAGTCGCAGATGCACCCAGACTGGCGGTACGATTGAGAATACCGCCGGAGCCTGAGATTGCCCAGACAGTCTGTGCAGAAGTTACAGTTAGTTCAAATACTGAAAGACCACCCGCTCCTCTTGGCTGTGCACCAATACCGCTTAAACCGAGTTGCAAAGTTGACCGAGAACCACTTGCACCAATCATTGCTACATAAAAAGTACCCGGATCTAGGTCTACTGAAAATGTCTGAACAGGACCACTATTTGAATTGGTGGCATGATTGCTATGATACATTTCCACACCGTTTGCAGCGGTTGTTTTGGTGTAAGCACCACTAGCAGCAGTAATTAAATTTTGAATTGATGGGCCTGATGATATAAATCCACGCGCAGAGCCGCCTGCAAAAGTTGTAATAATAGGTGGCATAATTATTCAAAAGCAGCGGAACTTACAAGTACAGTAAATGTGGCATCTGCTGTCTTGAAAGCGGTAAGTGTGTAGCTAGTAATTGAACTTGCTGTTTCTGCACCACTAGGTGCTCCGCCAGCCCATTTAACTGTTGCAGATGCACCATCAACTGTCACACCAGTTGGATAATATGCTGTTGATCCATATGCAACTACATAAGCAGTCGTCAATGATTGATTATCAGTCATTAGACTATTTAGAGTTGTACTGCCATCACCGCGAATGTTAATAGCAAAGTTACCTGTAGCATTGGCAGCATCCCAAGTAATTGCTTGAGATTTAACATCTAGATTAATAGTTCCAGTTGCTGCGCCGCTACTATTGTAGTCAACTTTTTCAGTTACACGTTCAATTGAAAGAGCTTCACTACATACAAGATTGCCAGTTAAAGTACCTCCTGCAAGTGGCAGCTTTGTTGCAATACTATTAGTTACTGTTGTTGAGAAACTTGCATCATCACCAAGTGCAGCTGCAAGTTCATTTAATGTATTAAGTGCATCTGGTGCTGAATCAGCCAAGGCTGCAGTAGCAGCTTCAACAAATGCAGTTGTAGCAATTTGAGTTGTATTTGTACCTAGTGCAGCTGTAGGAGCAGCTGGTACTCCAGTAAATGTAGGAGCAGCAATGTTTGCTTTAACACTAATATCCGGTACAGCAGCAGCAACAAACGCTGTAGTAGCTATTTGAGTAGTATTAGTACCGCTAGATGCTGTAGGAGCTGCAGGTACACCAGTAAAAGTAGGACCAGCAAGATTTGCCTTGAAAGGATCAGCTGCGGTAGTGTGATCTACTAAGCCTGAACCTTCTTTAACTTGTAATTTATTTAGAGCATTATCAAATACAATCTCACCTTCTTGAATGGCGCTGAGACCTGCATTTAATGCTGCTGTTGTACCACGTGCAACGCGCACGGGTGTTCTGTTAGTTGGGACGCCCATTTAGGTAAATACTCCACCATCGTAAGTTACTGTTGTGCTGACTAGGCTTGAAGTTGTATTAAAATCACCAGCGTCAATAGTCACATTTCCGCCTACTGCCCACGTAAGTACACCTGAGCCATTAGTTGTTAGTACTTCATTTGCACTACCAGTGTTATTAGGTAATGTCAGCGTATAACTAGCTGCTGCACTATGTGGTGGTCCTTTAATCTTGACACCATGAGAATTGTTCTCACAGTTAAGAGTAATCTGACCTGAGCCATTTGTTGAATCACCCGTTACTACTGGTACATTCCTTGTTAGATAACGAGCTTCTGGATCATTTACTGTGTAACCGTTATAAGCAAATGTCTTTGTACTATGCGTGTAGGAAAGCCTAGTTGTAATACCACTAAGCTGCGTCATTGTTGAGTAGCTGCTAGGAATACCA